AGTTTGTAATTTGTTCCAGTTCATCATGAACTAAAAAGGTTTATTAATTCCTTCTTCCATACGTCCCCGTACTCGCAATCTCTGTAACCATCAAACCACGGACCGCCCTCTGTGTAGTGCAAGATTTTAGGTTTGCCATCGTTTGGTTCTTTGTACCAACCCACCAACCAATTGTATTCATGTGGTAAATTTCCTATTTCATTATCTTCAAGCCAACTGAACCTGTGTAAAAATTTTGCTTCTTCTTTGTTTAAAACTTCTGGTGTAAGTATTCTATTTTTTGGATGTTCGCAATTCCATAAAACCATGCTGGACCAATTTTTTCTCGGGTATACAGTCTGTGTTTGCCCGTCCATCTTTGTTGTTTCTTTAGGGGTATAATCATGTTGCACACACATTACCGCCTTAGATGGATCACAATATTTTACTAATTCATGGCTAGGTATCTTCCATAAGAAGTCACAATCACAAAAAACGGCCCATCCTTTGAAGTCGTTCATGTATGGTACAAAAAATCTTGTGAAAGTAAATTCGGTTGATGCAAGTTTATCTATCGGTCTGGTGTAAAGTCCCTGCTCACGCATTTGTTTTTGTTTTAAAGGTATAACTTCTGCGGACGGATCTCGTCTTTTAATACTGTGTTCACACACCTGATATGCTATGTCTTCTCTACTGTCGTGGCCTACGTATATTTTCATTTTCTTCCTGATACTAATTTGTGTATTTGTTGCCAATTATTTACTCTGGTAATATCAGGATGTTTGAAATCTCGGTTATATTGATGGTCTATTAATATAGGCTTTAAACCGTATTTGAGCCCGGCTAGTGCGTTTTTTGGCTTATCCTCAACCCAATACAGTCCCGTGTTGTGAAACTCTGCTAAAGCGGAATCTTTGTCTGCTCCGGTGTCCAGGATATGGTAATTTTTGAAAATGTGATCACCAAATAATTCTCCAAGTCTTTTTTTCCTAACTATTTGTGCTGGTATATCTGATGTCTGTGAAGTGATTGGTATGAATGTCCAACCCTCTGCGGCTAATAGTTTTACCCAGGTTTGTGAATCTTCCATTGGACACTGTGTTGCCATCCATGCACTTTTGTTGAACTCTCTTATTTCTTTTCTTATTTGATGTATTTCTAATCCAAACCTTTCTGCCATCTCATAGGTATTTTCTTTGTTCGGTAGCAATTTGTAAGGATATATTCTTTCATTTTTGTCATTGTAATAATTTCGTTGGAGCATCCAGTCTGTGAAATGTTTTTCCCATTCTAGTAAAACTCCGTCTACGTCTGTAAGTATAATTCTATTTGATGTTGGCATCTTCCATTCCTGCAACTCGCAGTTTAACAATATTAGTAATTTGCCATTGTTTTTGATCTAGTCCTTTGGTGATGCCTAACCATTGATTACGTAACAATGCAAACTCATTAATTATCTTGTCCATGTCTACAACATCTTGTTCACCATCAACATATTTTTCAGCATCTCTGCTTGATAAAGCTCTGTTGTAGTTTTCTAAAAATTTTTTGAATGATTTGGAACGCAGTCTTCTTAATTCTATGTTTAAATATTCTAAAATTGCTTCAATCTGTTGTAGTTGACTAAATCTTTCTTCTACAACACCAGGAAGTGCCGCCGATGCTCTTTCAAGATTGCCGTAAAGTTTTACTTCTTTTTTTGCATTTTGGTATTCCGCTTCAAAATGGAGAATACAATCTGGTATCTTATCAAGACTTCTGCTTACTTCGTTGTACCAATTAATGGTCTTCATACCGTTCGATATCGACATTGTTGTCCTCTTCTTCCTGCTCATCGTAAACTGTATTAATCGCTTCTTCGAGTTTTGGATCATATTCGGCAGATGCTTTTATTTCATCTTCTTCTATGCCCATGTCGTCAAGTGTCTTGACGAAGTCGATAGCGGCGTCTAGTTTTGATCTTTCTGGAATATAATGGATCATGGAGTTCCATATACGTTCGATATCTTCGTGTGTCATATCAATCATTTTTTGCCTCAGATTCTTTTGATAATTTATCAAAATCATCCATAAGCATGTCCAATTTGGATCCGATCCAGGCTTTTCTAAAGTCCAAATGTTCTTTTCCTGAAGAATCAACGTATTTCAATCTGTTTCCTTGTTGTGTAAGCACTCCTTTTTTCTCAAATAAATCCACAAGTCCGCTGTATGGGTCCATTCCTGTGTCGTAAGGAATTTTTACTTGCACACTTTCAAATGGTTTAGCGTATCTTGTCTTCATTACTTTACAAGCGGCTCTTATACCTCTGACGTCGGTTATTTTATTTCCCTTTTCGTCCTCTTTTAGTTTTAATTTTTTCATTGCAATCACAATTGAACTTGCATATATGAAGCCTTGTCCACCCGAGATTTTGTCATCTGGGTCAAACATGTCCTGTGATGCATATGTGTGATTTGTAGCTACAAGTCCCACGTTCCAACTGCCAAACATGTTTACACAGTTTCTTACCAATGCTGTTAGTGCCTTTGGCTTTCTACCTAGGTCACCTTTCATCTCGCCTTTTTCAAACTGATCAACATCTGTTGGTGTAAGCAACATGCCTAAGCTGTCAATTACAAACAACACTTTAGGAGCAGACTCCTTGTTGTCGGCATGTTGTTCCTTGTATCCTTTCATGAACTCCGATACTGTTTTTGCCACATCGTCCACCATGGATAAACTTAATTTTAGAAGTTTTTCTTCCGACGTGTCCACATTTAGTGCCTGAAGCCAAGTTTCATCTAGTGCGTTCTCCGAATCAATCAATATTACAAATATACCTTGATCCTGTGCGTTTTTAATAATGTTGCCTGATGCTATGTAACTTTTACCTGCACCAGACTCACCGGCAAGTACTGATACTTTGCCTAGGGGAATACCTTTGTTAAAATCTCCAGATATCAAATAGTTGAGTGCGTAGTTGCCTGTTGATATCCAATCTGTTGGATCGCTAAATCCAATTCCAAGTCCTTGAATGGACTTTGTTATGCTCTTTCTAAATTTTGTTGCGTCAAATGGTTTTGTCATATATGTCCTTATTATAATACACAAGGCCTCGATTGTCAATAATCAAGGCCCTGGTAAAATGTCAGATTATTTTGCTTGTCTCGATCTTATTAGTTTCAAAATATCTTCTGCTCTTTTGGCACTATCTGTACTTGGTTGTGCTGGAGCAGTAGTTTCTGCTACTGGTTTTGCTTCTTCATGCGTGTGTTCTTTATCACCACCTGCATGACTGTGTGTTGTACCATTGTCATGAGTGTGTTCAACTTTAGCAGGTTCTTCTGCTTTTGGTAGAGTTGAACCTTGCGAACCTTGGTAAGCCACGCCAGCTGGTCTGAAGTATTGTCCATACTTGTCAAGATCATACGCCTCGCCATCAACAGATTTTTCAAATAATTCTTTGATTATTTTTACTTCTGCTTCAGTTGGCTCTTTTGGTCTAAAGTCATTTAGATTGTGTAATCCAAACTTTTCAACAGCACTTCTTTCTGCTTCGTCGAGTGCTCTTTCTCTTCTTGACCATTTTGATGTTGAGTAATCAGCATAACCACCTTTTGTTGCTTTTGTGATTCTAAAATCAACACCTCTCACACTGTCAGTTGGCAATTCTTCCATTTCTGGATCTAATAATGCCGCTCTAATAATGTTGAATATTTGAGGCCCAATAATAAATCTCCTTATTGGATTCTCTGGTGTTGTGTCTTCTGCCAATGGATTATTGACAACAAAACCTTGGAAAATATAACTTTTCTTTTTCCAATATTTTCTGCCCATGTCTTCCATGCTCTTGTCTTTGAACCATGGTCTAACTTCCGTTAGTACTGGACAAGTCTTGCCATACATCTCCATGCAAGGTACTTGTACCTGCACAGGTCTGGAATCTGTCTGACCTTTGATACCTGCAAAAGGTAGTTTGATCATGTTTCTTTCAGTCCAGAAAAATGTATTGTTTGTATCCTTATCGGGTAAGAATCTTAGTACTGCCTCTGATCCTTCTGCTATGTTCCAATGTGGATAAATGGCGTTGTCTCCGCCTGTGTTGGAAGTGGAGCGATTCACTTCTTGAGATTTTAACTTCGCTCTTATTTCAGCCAATGATGCCATAATGTAAGCCTCCTTTATTGTGCCTATGTTTGTTGTTTGTGCCTAAATGTATATTAGACATATAGTACATAATATACAACTATATTTATCTAAAGTCTACTACTATTATTGGTAATATGGAGTTTTTATTATGATATGTTGGCCAGTGTCTTGATTCTGTCCAGTTCTGTGTTAATCGCTTCTGCTTCCGCCTGTGCTTCTTCTGGAACTTCCATCTCTTCTTCTGAGAAGAACTCTTCAAGTTGTAAGCCTGCCATCTCTATGGCATCTTTCAGTGTGTACTCTTCATCGCCTACTTTGAATTTGTCACCTGCTTTCATACCTGCCGCTTTGGCTTTCTGCACTGCCTGTGCA